GGTATGGCCCCAGCCTCCTAATACGCACATCTTTATTTATATTATTATAGATTTGCATGATTGGAATAGCATTTCCTTGCCTTTTTGATTCTTCAAGTATTTGCGTAGCTAGTAGATGCTGGAATTGATTGGTTTCAATTCCAAGGCCATCCGGCTCAAATGCTTCAGCCTCTGCAACCACCTTGGTTACCATCGTCTCAGCATCCATGCGCTTCAATTCGGCATCGCAATAGATAATTCCGTTATTATCACGGGCCAACTTGATAATTGCCGTATAGTCCCCATGCCGTGCATCTTTCCCCTTAGACGGGTCAACTGACATAGTCTTGATTTTAATGTTGGAATTTTTGGGCCACTCTTCAAACCAGATATGTTCACCGAAATGGGCGGATGGCCACTCTGCCCCCTCTTGATCGACGAATTCGCCATCTAATTCCTGATTAGCTTGCTTGTCAGAATATTGCTTGGCAACTGCCTTAATGAACTCTCCAGCAAGGAAGGGGTTCTGGGAGGTCTTGGATTTAAATAGCTCCGTGTTCTCCCGGTCCCCTTTACCGAATACATTGTAAGTCCAATGGCTCATTCCCTTGGGCGTAAAGGTTGATGTTAGCCATCCAGCCCGCCCACCTTCCCGTAAACGCCCAATGCAAATGTTGAATACTTCTTCCTCCATGATGGATGCTTCGTCCATCCAGATTCCGCTAATGTTTGGTCCCCGTAGCTTGTCTGGATCGTCACCGGAACGGAAGATAATTTCTGATCCATTTGATAAGACGAGCCGGGGCGGTTGCTTCCATTTCTCCTTGATTATTTCTAGCTCTTCTCCCAGCTGATTAATTGTCCGCATTGTTGCGTCTTGGAGCATATTGTAGGTCGGGGAAATGACCATGTAGAGTCTGCCCTTGCCGTCATCACTCATCGCCCGGCGTAGCAAATCGTAAGCTCCAACCCATGACTTTCCAGAACCAATGCCACCCACAAAGCCTCGATACAGGGCTTGAGAATGGTGGAAATCATATTGGACTTGATGCAGCTTGAAGGTCTTACTGATCGTCTCAGTTGCCTTCTTAGTAGTCGGATTCGACTTCAAGCTCGGACCCTTCGGTCTTGGCATCGCTGAACCCTTCTGGCAAGTTTGGCCGATAGTCCATTGCTGGATTAACCGTTACGGCAATTTGCTTCTGATTAGAATCAACAATTTCTTCGACTATCTGCAACCGGACTGTGGTTACATTGGATACCTCTTGACGCTCCACAAAGCCCCTCTCACGCCCCAAAGTGCGAAGGAGCATGGTAATCGCCCACTGCTCACCTTTATCGACCGCCTGCATCAATTTGGCTTCAGCCATGTCAAGGGTTTTACCCCGTTGATCCTTGACCGCTTCTTGTAATTCTGGATCATTATTGACCCGCTCAGCAAGCGTCTGATAATTAACGCTCAGTACATTTGAGGCAAGATAGAGTAATCCACGACACTTAGTTACTGCTTCAATTATTTCGGCATTAGTTAGATTCTTAATTACATGACTCGTCTTCAGTCCAGCCGTTTTCTTATTCGCTTTGTAATTGATGAACTCTCCAGATTCAGAATCCAATCCTAGTATGTCCTTATTCATCTGGAAGTTACCCTTGAAATTTTTCTCCCAAAAAAATTAGGTTAGATAGTTTATGATATGAAATCAAGGCCAATTAGAAATGATGAAGATGTAGAAGGCTATAGTTTTTTATAGTCTAAATTTTGGGGGGGTTAAACTTATCAAATGCTATCAATTGATGATTTCCTGCCATCAAAATAAACTTTAAAATTATTTTTATTTGGCACGATATTTGATGGTAGCATAGTAATATTAGTATAGCTTTACACTTTACATTACCTTTCACCCATTCCAATCTAATAATAAATAATAAAATAAATAAAAAAAGCCAAGCTTATTAAGCAAGGCTTTTTAATATTATTATTTATATTTATTTTAAAAGGCTTTGGATGGTAATCGTCTCACCATGCTCACCATCGGGTCCGCTTACCCAAAGGCTTGAAGGCTTTGTTAGCTTTAAGCTTGCTAAGTGCGTCACGGAAAGCCAGTAATGATATTTTCCTTTGGCAATTCTTACCGCTTCAGATAGGTTGCGTGCCGTAACGGTATCCTCACTTCCTTCTAGGCCTTCTATTTCATAATTGTAAGTCCAATATTTATTAGTTATGCCATAGCTTCCGCTTCCGTCGGTTTCACAATATACTTCCCTACCATCGGCAAGCCTTGCAATTATATTGTGGTCCCTACCATCGGGTTTATCGTCATGCAATTCTATGCCATTTTCTTCAAGCCTATCATCTATTACTTCACCCCAATTAGTTCCTTCTCTTTCACATTCTTTTACCGTGCGTTCAACTATGGAAAGAATGAAAGAATCTTTTTTAACTTTCATGGCAAGCCTTCCTTTTATCCTATTACCCTACAAAAGCCCAAAGTGGGCAAAAGACTTGCTTGGGATCGAACCAAGCTTAAAGGCTACCAAGCCAAGCCTTATAATATTAGCCTAAGTCTTTATTACAACTAATCCAGCCCCTTTCTTAAACCGTATGTTAACATAGCTTTTTTTAGGTGCATCTTCATTGTTTACATATCGGCCATAATCATCCGAATGCATAGAAGCTATTATAAAGTCTTTGCCTTGTGCCCAAGCTTCCTTTACTTCCTTTTGGCTTTTATAGTCACGACCATAGGCTGGCACTACGATAAGAATATTCATAATCCACTTCCTCTTTCCTTTGTTTCAAGCCTTTCTTTTAGGCTTGTAATTAAAGAATATACCACAGGCAAAAGCTTGTCAAGGCTTAATTATAAAAAAAGTAAAAAAAAAGAAAAAAAAGAAAAAAGCCCAAGCCTAAGCCAAGGCTTTTTGTCTTGTTAGGATACCATACCCAAGGCAAGCCTAGCTTTGGCTTTACCACCACCATGCGGAACAAAGGCAATAGTTAAGCCAAGCCTTGCTAATTTACCGCTATCCAAGCAAAGCCTACAATCAACGCATTGCTTGCCTTTAGTTTGATATAGGCAAGGCAAAAGCTTTACGCCTTCCTTTGTATACACTTTTTGGCCATCGAAAGAGTCCACTATTACAGCTGCCGAATACCCAAGCTTGTTAGCTTCTTTTACTTGGCTTAGACTATCACAAGACGCAAGTACACTTTCCCCTTTCCAGCTCTTTACTTGTATCTTCCGCCAATTATGGGTATATGTCCAAGCTGCTTTGCCTTTCTTTTGCCTATGTGCTAACATAGCTTTTGACAAGGCTTTTGCATGGGTATCGTCAACACAGTCACCCACTATGTGAACTCGCAAGTCTAGGTTACCAGTCAAGCCTTCAATAGCTTTTACCTCTTGCCTTTGTGCTTCTCTTGGGCTTTGCCTAGGGGCTTGGTTAAGCTTTGCGCTTTGCATGGCAACCATAGTGCCATTGGCATAACAGCCATTGGTCTTTATTACCTTACCTTTACTATCAACGGTAGGCTTTAAGGGGCAAGAATCGGGGCAAGTACTCACTTGGCTAGCATATGTGCCAGACGACAAGCCCACCTTTTTGTTCTCACTTACTTCTACCGCAAATGCCAACCTATTACCTTCCATAATCCACTTCCTTTCCTTTATTTATTTTACTTCCATACCAAAACAAGACCGTAAAAGACTTACAAGGCTTAAAGCCTTTAAATATAATTGAAAGTCAAATGCAGAGCAGTAAAAGCTTGTCTGCCTTGAAAAGTCAAAAGTATTATAAAAGCTTCCAAGCTGCTTTTTTAGTCCGTCTTCCCTCAGCTTGTCATGCCAGACCACAAGAAAGACTTTTGTAAGCTCACTTGGCCCATTATAAGCTTTTTTGAAAGATACGATACCCTTAGCCACTTTACAAGTACTTATCAAAAGGGTTTCAAATTCTTCAAAAGAAAAATCTTTTAATTCTAAAAGTCTGAAAGCTTCCTTGACATAGTGCTTTTGCAAAGTACTATCAAGAACCTCTTTGATCCTTTTCTCATTGCGCATAATCCACTTTCCTTTCTTATCGGGTTTCAATCCAAAGCTTGTCACAGTAGAACAAAAAGGCTTCCTTATCGCCAAAAAGCTTGAAAAGTAAAGACTTTGGCATTCTTGTCACAAGCCTATAGTCTTTTTGCGTTTCAAGCAAAGATGATAAGTACCCAAAGACTAGGTAAGTCTTGGGATCCTCTTGAATAAAAGAAAAGGTAATACGATCGCCATTTTGCGTGATTATACCATCCCAAGACTTGGGTATTACCATATTGGATACCCTACGATCCGCACCCCAAAAAAGCTTTTTACTTTCCATAATCCACTTTCCTTTCCTTTTAATTACTTGGAATCCCACACCAAAGAATGATAAAGCCTTGTGGCCTTATCATCTATTTGATACCTATCAAAAGAAAGACTCCCAAGCTTGCCAGTCTTTCGACACTTAACCCCACAAAAGCCTAGGCAAAAGCCTAATACTTCGAAGCTTTCTTGTAATTCTTTGGTATCCCAAGTAATAACAAAGCCTTCACTTGCCATAACCTCTTGCCTTGTCATAATCCAATTCCTTTCCTTTTGGTTCCCAAGGCTTTTTGCCTTGTGTTATTACTATATGCTACACTCAAAAGCTTGTCAAGAGAAAAAACAAAAAAAGTAAAAAAAAAGAAAAAAAACAAAATGGGGCTTTTTTAAGGCAAGCCCCAAGCCAAGGCTTTTTAATTGAAATAAAGGATACCATCCTCATAATCGTATCGGTAATCAAATTCAATGGTAAGCTTTTCCTCGTATTCTTTTAATACAGAAAGAAAGTACCCTTTCTCCACCTTAAAATAGCTACCATCATCTTTGTGCCAATTTGACCACACCACCACCATTTTGGCTTTTTTAACAAGCTTTTGTACTTCAGCTATTCTAATATTCTTCAAGCTTCCCCTAAGCATAATCCACTTTCCTTTCCTTTGTGACTGACAAGCTTCTCACTTGTCTTCACTTATACTATCGTCTGCTTTTTGCCATGTCAAGAGAAAAAAAAGAAAAAAGTAAAAAAAGTAAAAAAAAGAGAAAAAAACAAAAAAGTCTAATAGTGATATCTTGCCTTATAAAGGCTTGCAAGTAAAGCCTTAAGGCCGATAGTATGTAAAGGTGGACAAGCCAATTAAAGGAAAGGGGAAGGAAGGGAAGGGAAAGGAAGTGAAAAAGCTTTGATATCAAAGCTTATATCCACCCCCACACCACCCCCACACCACCCCTACAGGGTATAAAAATATATAACCGATCCGAAATACCGCCAGAATTTTTGGGGTCAAAAATGGGTATTCGGAAAATAAAAAATATAAGCCGGGAATTCTTAAAAAATTATTTTTTCCACAAAATTATTCCCAGCTTATCCAATGACTGCTCCAAGACGAAGAAGCCAACCAGCCCTAAAACTTCATTGCGTAAAATTATCCCCGCATTGCGTCAATTTTAGCTAACGCAATTGCCATAAGTCCTTTGCCCGCAAGTAAACTATGGCTGGCGCATGAGCCGGAATTAGTTTAGGAATTGCGTCAGAAATTAGCTAAGAACAGGCCCAGATTGAGCCGGGAGTTAAAAAAATCGTACCAGAATAAATCGTATAAATAAATCCTTAGTTTTCCTCACTATGTCCAATTTCCGCTTTAAAAAAAAGTGACTTTTTAAATCTAGAGATTTCCTAACTACGGTCTGATTCCGCTTTAGCTATCAGCTTGGCTATATCTGATTCTCGTTGGATCTGGAATGCTACTTCACTACCAGCACAGTAATCTTCCCATTGACTCTCCAGCAGGAGGAGAGCATCTGACACGGTGATCCTAAATTTGTCAGGATCAATTCTATCTGAGTATACAAACTCTTTTAGTTCAGCTAGTCTTTTTAGTTTTAGACCACTCATCGACGAATTCTTGTTTTGGTTCATATCCATCGAATCCATTCTCCCCGTACTTATTCCAAATAGATTCTATCATTTCCAATTGTTTATGCTCTAAATCCAACTCCATCAATCTGTCAGCTTGCTCTTTGTTAATGCTTAAATCACGAGCTTTAGATTCCAGAACATAAATCTGCCCCCTAATGATGCTCATCTTATTCCAAATGTAATAATATGTCATCATAAAATGCTCTCTGGATATACTGAAATTATGGCATAACCTTCGTGGATACACTCAATAACTGGTCTACCGAAATAGCATAGTGAACCAACTACATATTTTCGACTATCGTCTGCTAGCACTCCATGCCGAACAAGACAATCAATGCTAGCTTTTATGAATCCATCTGAATCAGATTTGTCTGTCATGGTTTGACCGGGGCGAACTTCAATCCCAATAAAAACCCGCCCGTCTATTACTGGGCTATTCCATTCAAGCAGGTTCAAACTCTCTCGCCACAACCTATATTCTGGACTGATTATTAGTCTGCTCCCGCCCCTTCCTTTGTTACCCACTGGCATATACATCTTGTTGTTGCTTGTGGGTGCTGGAACAGTAATTGACCACAGTGGCGTTCCCAGACGAGATAGAATACTCATAAATTTGGCCCATCGGGTAATTCGTCTATCAGGATCAATGGCGATTGTGGTCCATAATAGGCGCATTCAATATTGAATTCATAATAATCTAATGCGTCGAGATATTGCCATCCATTGTCGTTCATCAACTTATCTAGAATCTTAGACCTACTATAAACTACATAATATTTATTTTTCTTATAAATTACACCAGCAATACAATCATCAAAATCTGCAAGCATCGGAATGTCTTGTTCACTTGCAATTGCTAACTCCTGTATCTGTTCATATCTCAGCATAATTTATCCTTTGGGGTGCGGGGTATCCCCGCTTTAGTTTAGCCGGGATTATGCCCGTAAAGGCGGGGTATAGGGGCGACGAGGCTTCCTCGGAGCAAGTCCCGCCCGCCGAAGGGCAATAATCCCTTTTGCGCTTAACCATTCAACACTTCACTCTGCTTCTTAAATAAGTCCTTCCTGATTAAATCTATTTCATCTGGGCTTGGATTTGATTTTTTATTGATAATCAACCCAATGGCCTTGTCGGTCAATTTTGCCAATAGCATTACATTTTCGGGCCGGTATAAATCTTTGTAATCCATTCTCCCCTCTCCATTTTTTTTGCATCTTAACTACGCTGAAATACTCTAGTACCGAACAGCCGTTTTCTCAATTTTTTTTACCCCTATTATTAATTTAACTAGACAATTAAAAAATTGACGGCGGGATGAGGGTTGGACTTGCTCCGCAGCGTCCCCCTCCTCCCTCTAACCGTCAATTTTTAGCTTATATTATTTAACTAATTTATTATACTATATACTAATAGCAAATCCCGTGCCAATCGTTTTGGATTCCATAAGTCACTATTCCAGAAGGAGATACGAATAGCCATAAAGATTGTGCGTAATTAGAATAAGCCATTTTTAGGCCAACTAGCTATTTAGAAAACACTAGAGAATAAAAAATAATAAAAATAATTCAACAAACGGCTTGACACGGTTCGATAGGTGGTCTATAACTTAATCATCGAACAACAAAGTTCGACTAAAGGACAAAGGAGACAGGATGATGGAAATTATCAGTAGCCACTTAACACGGGAAGATGCCCGCAAATCATTGAAGTTTGGAGAAAAGATAATTAAGGCTGGTACTTTTGTTAATGGTTCATTTGGTCTATACAGGCATGGCAATCACGAAGGTTTGGTTTTGATTCATGTTTGGCATATTGTCGCAAAGTAAAACAGGAGATAGGACGATGAAAATCAATTGGAATGTTCAGCCATCAGGCAATGGCATATTCGCCAGCGTCACTAGCTTAACCAAGCGGGGAATCGTCAGAGAAGACGAAATCATGCTGTGTGTTTATCAGTGCGTTATAACTAGGAAATATATCCAAATGGTTTGGATTGCCGGAAGCAGGTCAAAGCAATCTCAATCTGAACATGACTGCTGCATATCGGCTATGGTTCATTCTGAATTAGCAGCTGCCAATCTCATAGATGAAATTGCTGCCACCTCAGCAATTTGGCAGGAGGTCTAATCATGCCACCAATTATTGGCGATTCGTTTCTGGTAGTATTGCGCTATTGGCGGGATGGAAAGACCATCCAGAAGCAAAGACTGACGAAATGCGAGACCGAAGCCTATAAACTTGCCCGCAATGCCTCTGAATTTTGCATTACAGACGGTTTGGACT